CCCCCCTTGGAAGGAGACCTTCTCTATGCCCGAGAACTATGTGTTGCGTGTTGAATCACGGCTGCCTCTCTCTGGGAAATTTAGCGTCCTGCCGCTCGCCTCCTATAGGGAGTACGGGTTGGCTAGGTACGTTATCTTCTCCGTTTGGGCGCAACCGGATTACTATGTGGACGAGAGATTTGTCCACGGTAGTATTGCGGAGGGAAGCCTCATATTAGGACAACGCCCTGTATCCCATTGTGGAATGCAGGGTGATGTTGTCTTTGAGCTCCCCTACTTACCGCTTTCAAACACTACAAGCACAATACGTATCTTGGATAGCCTTACGTGGGGCCTCCAGGCTTACTACGGTCGTTTTGGTCAAATGGGAGTTCTTATGCCCGACGGCACTTCGCGTGCGCCCAAGAATGGAGTTTTCTCCACTTCAGGGTTCGCCGTTAGTGCTATCGATCATAATCTTCCCTTTGGCAAATACGCCGGGTATGCGGATAGTGAGCGCGGTTATCGTTACGATAACATGGTACTCACTCCTACCTCTATCTCATATACTATGAGTGATAGGGACTGGTTGGCCATGCGGCGTTCAGACGGTAGCGGATTTGTATCCGCGGCCGGCTGGAAGCAAGAATGGGCCGTTAGCGTGGAGTTGCGGTCAGGTAAGTTCTACTGCCTGGCTCATACTACGTCTAACTTACAGGTCAAGGTCGTGGGTGGCACACTTGTGTGGTACTCTGTCGGGGGCCTTTCCAATAATCGTACGCTTAATGTAGCGCAAACGATTACTTCTGGGGCCTTTGGAGCGTCTTTCCGACCCGCCAGTTCGTTTATCGCTGAGGTCGAACGTACTCGCCTTTGGGCAAGTACCGATCTTTATGCGAACGAACATCGGCAGGTTTTGAACGACGCACTCGACGAGTATCGTACGCTACGTTCCAATAATATTGAGAACGCGCTTCAGTGGAGTCGCATCGAAAAGATGTTACCCCTCGAAGCGGCCCGCCTCGTGCCTCTCGTTCGTGGGACTCAATCCCATGCGCGTAAGGCTCTCTTGGTTGCCAAGATATCGTCCTCGCTTTACCTATGGTGGCGCTACGCTGTTTCGACAACGTATCGTGACCTGAAGGAATTGACGAGTGCGGTACCAGACCTTCTTCCAAAGGAAGGCCAACGCAACTTAAGAGCGCGGGTTACAACTTCTAAAGCGTACGATCACCCTAACCAAACTTGGGTTGCAGCTACCTGCTGCGTGAGTCCTTACAACCTCTCACTACTCCCGTTGAGATGGGGCATCCATCCCGGACTTTCACAGTCTTGGGATTTGATACCTTTCTCGTTCGTGGTAGACTGGTTCTTTGGTGTTAGCAATCAGCTCAACGCCATTGACTGGTTCATCTACCGTGCCTTTCTGCGCCTCGATTATTTAATTAGAACGAGGCGTACAGAGGTCATTGTGGATGCTGGTGAGTTTGGGGGCGCAGGTTACGCGATTGTCTCGTTTTATAAACGAGAAATTTCGTTGACTTGGCCCGGTTTCCTGGATTCAATACCCAATCCTCGCGGTGTGCCCATTAAGAACTGGGCAACCGCTGCGGCAGCCTTGGCAATATCATTGTTGCCTGGGCCCCGCTGACGGCGCGATGAGCGCAGAAAGGTAGTCCTTATGATTACCAACGTCCCCGCCGGCACCGCCGGCACCACCGCAACTGATGTTGTAGCAGCTAACAAGGTCGTTACTGTTAACACATCGCCTGGAGAAACTGCATATGTCCGAGTTGATACTCCAATCGCCCGCGACCAGGCCATTCGCTTCGCCAGTAAACTGGTTAAAGCATATGTTCCTAGCACTGGCAACAGAGATCCTAACTCAAATGACGTCAGCATCCTCTGCGAAGTAGCAGAGGTGTGGGACAAGGATCCGGCAGACGCTAACGGCTATGTGTACCCTGCAAAGGCACACGTTGTCATCCGCGTTCCGCACGATTCCAATGTCACGCTCGCTAACGTCACCGGTCTTCTGTCACGTCTTCTCGGCTTCGTCGCCGATAATAGTGACAAGATCTCTGAGCTGCTCCGTCTGAAGACGGACGTGCTCTAATCTAGAAAGACAGGTGGATTATGCAGAAGAACACGTTGCGTGTTCCTAGTTCCTTTCGGAGGAACGCTCTCCTAGGTAGTCCAATCATTGGCTATCTCTGGGCACTTGTGGGTCCTTCCGTCGATCCTCGGGTATGGCACAATCTCTCGAAAGTGCCGCTCGAGGATTTGGCTCAGGAATGCGATCAGGCCTGGGAGTGGTTTATCCATTCCCATGGTACTGCGCCCCTGAGATTACCTGTCCGTGTGAACCACGAAACAGGCGACGTCAAGGAGATTCGTCAGCTACTACGCTTCCCAATGAAGCTCCGGACAACATCTGTCGTCCGTGCCTCCGAAGCCATCAAGGCATTCGAGGACGTAGAGGCTGAAATCAGGTCCGTTGACGTGGATACGGAGCTACTAGAGCGTTTGCGAGAAATCGTGACCTCCTGGTTCTCCCGTATTTCGTTGACTGATCTCCCATTCGGGCATGGTCCTGGAGCGGTCAGTGAGGGTTCCTTATCCCTTGCTGACAAGTATCTGGCGATTGGAACGGACCCGCTACTCAACTACTGCTATGGCGACATTTCATATGTCCCTAGTCAGAGTTTTGTACACCGGTCTCGCCTGATCGTTATTCCCAAAACGATTCTGAAGGATCGCACTATCAGTGCTGAACCTGCGACGCTGATGTTCTATCAGAAGGGAGTCCAGAGGACTCTCTATGATTACATCTGCTCGCACGCCTATCTGAGGCGCAGGATACCGTTGAGGGACCAGACACGTAACGGTCGGTTGGCACTCCTTGCGAGTGCATCCGCTTACAAATGGAACGGGCCGTGGGATGAGCACACTTGCTCTACCATCGACCTATCCTCTGCGAGCGACCGACTTTCCTGGACCGTTGTTCGAAGCCTCTTTCGCGGCACCCCTTTGTTGCGCCACTTGTGGGCGACAAGGTGTAGAGAAGTACTACTGCCTGACGGCAGAGTTCTCCCTCTGGCAAAGTTTGCCACAATGGGTTCAGCATTATGCTTCCCCATTCAAAGCATTGTCTATGCCGCGTGTTGCGAAGAGGCCGCCCGTTCCGAGTCGAGAGCGTTTACAACATGGTCTGTCTTCGGCGATGACATCATCTGTCACGCTGCTATACACGATCGTGTTGTAGATACGCTTACGCGACTGGGTCTTAAAGTCAACCCATCGAAGACCTTCTCTGGCACGCACCCCTTTAGGGAGTCGTGCGGAGTTGAGGCTTACGATGGGGAAGACGTTACCCCAGTCACTCTTACCGGTTTAGACCGTAGTTCGGAGGGGATACTCGCAGCCCTTGATAAAGCCCGGGAACTGAATTCCCTATCGAAGCACTTTGCCTCGATGACTTTGTATCAATGGGTCTACGATAATCTTCCACCAAAGCTCCGGCCTTTCCTCGACGTTGGTCCTGATTCGCATTATGCGTTTCCGTTCCAACTCTTCGAGGGCAAGAGGAGATGGTCAAAGAGGTATCAGCGGTCACAACGACCGCTGATTACGGCTCATGTTAGGGAACAGAGTGTCCCAACTGATGAGCTGCGCCTTTACCATCATCTACTCCTGCACAGGCAAAGAGTACGCGTCCCTTGGGCAGAGCGACGAGGTCGCTGGGGTGTGTCCAGCCTTGGATACACCCTCATGTGGTTCGACAACGATGTCAACCCCATACTGCCCGAGTCCCCTGTAGGGTGTGATCCCTACGAGGACAGGGCCCGGCTCGGACCACTCACTGTTAGCTGGCTATAAACCCAGTTAGGTGAGGACAAGTGGATCATCAGACTTCCATCAGGAAGCGATCCAAGG